TCCTAACAGTAAGTATGTCATCATAATTTATTTTTTATGTGAGATCCATGAACCCTAACGGATATTTGTCCATTATAGTAATCATCTGTCTCCAGTACCTTTCTTGTAAATTGTTCTCTGGCTTCTATGTATGAACACAGAGCCTTCGAGTTACAATAGTATAGAATCTCACGTTTGAAACTATCCTTCCCGAGTGATTCTACATCCTTGTTCAGTTCAATACTTGAACCATAGTAAGTCATCCAATCAGAATCAATTTTTGATCTAATTTTCTTTTTCTTCTTTGTTCCATTTTTCAAAGTCACAGTCTTGTAACTGGTCTTTGAGAACTTCGATAATTTCTTACCGATGTACTGCCTACCTGAAATGAGGTTTGTGATGTTATACACAAACCCCACACAGTCTTCTGGTAATTCTTCTACGATTTGATCTTGATAAGTCCACATAATGGACTATTTATCAAACCCTTACGCAGCGAATTCCAGAAGTTCTTGCTCGTTCATGGTGCCGACTTTGCGTTTGAGTTCATTACCAGCTGCGTCAAGCAATACCATGGTAGGAACACCACGAATACCGTAACGAATGGCAACTGCCTCATCTTGCTCGATATCAATCTCTTGGACTGGCACCTTTAGTTTATCACCTGCGCCAGCAACAACCATTGTCATTGCTTTACATGGTCCACACCATGTAGCTTGAAATTTAAGAATCTTCATCTATGTCTTCCTCTTCAAAAATATCATGACCACAAACTGGACAGAACACTACGTCCTGATGTTTGTACTCATCACCCTTTAACTTAATATTACCTATTGCGCCACAGTCCTCGCATTCAAATGCTTTTGTAGTAGACATTATGCTGCTTTCCCCCATACGTCCTGCCAGTCACCCTTTAGTGCACCTTTGGCATAATCGGTTACACGGTTCTCAAAGAAGTTGCCATGAGTCGGGGCATTAATCATTTCCTCTACCCATGGTAGTGGATTGCGTTTAACTTTAAAAATTCCCTTAAGACCAAGGGATATAAGCCTACGATCAGCAATATAACGAATATAACGCTTAACATCTTCAGGTGTAAGATCTGGCATGTCACCCATACTAAAAGCAAGATCGATAAATTTGTCTTCGAGTTCAACCATGCGCTCAGCGATTGTGTAGATCTTTCCTTTAAGTTCATCATTCCATATTTCCTTGTTCTCTTCAATATAAGTACGGAACAGCTTGATCATGTTCTCGGCATGTTGAGTTTCGTCAACGATAGACCATGTAACGATCTGTCCCATACCCTTCATCATACCATGACGTGGCATGTTCAACAACATAATGAATGATGAGAACAACTGCATACCTTCAGTAAAGGCAGAGAATGCTGCGATGTTAGTTGCAACTGATTCAGTGGTTCCATCCTTGAGGGATAGATCCATAAAGTAGTCATGCTTCTCACGCATTTCTGCATACTCAAGAAACTCAGCATAGGTGCTGTCTGGCATACCAACAGTTTCAATCAAGTGACTGTATGCTGCAATATGCAATGCTTCACGTGCTGCGAAACCCAACAACATCATACGCACTTCTGGTTGTTTGAAGTGTGGTAAGTAGTTGGTCACATAACCACCAGCAACGTCAATGTCGCCTTGTGTAAAGAAGCGGAAGATGTTAGTTAGAAAGTGTTTCTGACTTGGAGTCAGTTTGTTCTTCCAGTCCTTGACGTCTTCAGCCATCGGTACTTCGGTGTGCATCCAATGTGACTGCTCATGCTTTAGCCATGCTTCATAAGCCCATGGATAATGAAAAGGTTTAAACGAACTGCGTTCGTCTGTTAATTTTAGTTTTTCTTTTTTAACCATTTTGTTCTTTCTCTTTAAGTAAGTCGAGGAACACTTTGAATGCATCTTTGTGCATATGTAATGTTGCAACTTCTTGATATTCTTTTTCTTCTTCTTCTGGTGTTTCCAGAATTTTAATCTGAGAGATTCCTACTATCTCATTGTCAACATCAATCACCATAAACTTATACTTAACATCTGCATACTCATAGTCTTCTGTGCCATAATCTGCACCAAGTGAAGGAATCAATTCTTTTACGATAATCTCTTTCTCAATCATTATTTTTCTCCAATGTAAAGGCAACCGTGCAGCTTGGTGTTAATGGTTGCAGTTCGAACTTATAGCGAGAAGGAATATAAACCATATCACCCTTCCTCAACTCTTTCTTTAATTTAGTGTCACCCTCAAACACAGTCAAACCAGTGCAACCTTCAGACTGCAGTAAGAAGATGTCATCACCTTCTGATTTATGCCCAGTGCCAGTTCTTGATAAGTAAACCAACAACTGCGTAGAGGAAATCTTATTACGAAGGAACTCATCAAATCCTTCAATAAAAGAGTTAATCTCATGTATAGATTCTGCTTTCGGTAAAGTGAAAGACAAGACTCCAGTTGGTGCACCCAGTTCATATACTGCGCAATAATCAAGATAGAAGATAGGAATTTCCCAACCGAAAGGTACGGAAACTTCCTCCTCCATGTATAACCAAGCCTCGTTGGTTATTGCCTCATTAATCTTTTGTTTAGAACTCTCATCAAATTTCATATTAACCCTCGCATGCCAAACAGTCTTGACCTTCTGCCAATGCTTTCAAGTCGATCTCTTGGATAACTTCTCTTTCAATTCTCTTAGAGACTTTATCTGCTTTACCAATCTTTTCAGATCTGCAATAATACATGGTCTTGAGTTTCTGCTTCCATGCTTGGAAGTGGACAGCATGTAGATACTTGACGTTGACGTCTGGTCTAAAGAAAACATTGACTGATTGTGCTTGGTCAATAAACTCTTGTCGGTCAGATGCATGCTCAATGACCCATCGCTGGTCAATTTCCATGGATGTTTTAAAGACATCACGTTGTAGTTCGTCAAGGAAGGTGAGATGCTGAACGGAGCCATCGTTAGCGATGATACTGCTCCAGATTTCGTTATAGTCCACTTTAGGGTCATTTTCACATACTCCTTTAATGATTGCATCTAGGTAACGGTTCTTGTTTAAGTGAGAACCTGATAAAGTATCTTGGCGATAAGCATTGGCACGATAAGGTTCAATAGAAGGACTAGTATTGCCCATGAGAATGGAAGAAGAAGCATTGGGAGCAATAGCCATAAGATGACTAAAGCGAAGACCAGTACCTTCTGCATCAGGTGCTTCACCTCTCTCAGATCCCAGTTGTATGTTCGCCTCATTTAACTTAATCCTTATCTTACTGAACATTGAACGATTTGCTACTTTTGCCATCACTCCTTCAAAGGGGATGTTATTACGTTGTAGATAAGCATGGAAACCCAAAGCACCAATACCAATGCTGCGCTCACGAGTAGCAGAGTATATAGCCCTGGAAATGGTATCAGGTGCATTAGCAATAAAATAATCCAACACATTATCGAGCATTTCAGCGACATCACGCAAGAAAGTAGGATGGTCTTTCCACTCATCATAATACTCTAAGTTTAATGAAGACAAGCAGCAAACAGCAGTACGTTCTTCATTTGTTGGTAGAATGATTTCTGAACACAGGTTAGACTGGTGAACCTTCAATCCCTTATCCTTTAACCATTGAGGTAACTTGCGATTAGACTCATCAATAAAGTGTAGGTATGGTTCGCCAGTTTGCATACGCAACTCTAGAATCTTCTGCCACAAGTCACGTGCCGATACAGTCTCACGATGCTCTCCGCTATTTGGATCGATAAGTTTCCAGCTATCATCAAATTCTGGATCAAGCATAGCCTGTTCAATAATTTCCATAAACGCATCAGGGATATTAATGCCATGATGTAGATTCAGGCAACGCATGTTCTGGTCGCCAGTTGGCTTACGCAACTCTAGAAAAGGGATGATATCAGGATGAGATATATCAAGATAAGCAGCGTAAGACCCACGACGAGTGCGACCTTGGCGATAAGCCAGAGACGAAGCGTCATACATTTTGAGATGAGGCATGACCCCAGTTGACTTATCGTCAGCCGAGCGAATACCAAAGCCAATGCCAACACCGCCACCAAGCATACTAAGCCAGTTAGTTTCGCTAAGATTATCAACTAGACCCTCCGCTGTGTCTTCGATATAGTTTAAAAAGCAGCTAATCGGCATTCCACGTTTGCTACGCCCAAAGGATAGGATAGGCGTAGAATACGACAACCAGTGTCTGCTGGCGTGTTCATACAAGCGCTGAGCATGCTCAGGATTACTACCAAAGGTACTCGACACATAGGCAAACCTTTCTTGTGGTGATTGTTCTTCTTCCTTCATGTAGGATTCACGCAGTCGGATTTTACCCAACACGTCAAACAATTCATCACGTGAATAGTCAACCCTTATGCCATGCACAATATCTTCCATACTTACTCCAATTTTTAATTATTATTTACGAACTCTGATGCCATAGGAAATACCTCGGCAATGACTCTTGCGCACTCTCGTGCAACTTCCATGTGTTCTTTCTGTGTGCCGTTACCGCTTCTAAGTTCAATGAAGTGAATCCATGAACGTAGCGTACCGTTTACGTAAAGACGAGATACTGTGTTTCCCTCAGGCAGAATTGCTCTTGCCTGTTCCTTGGCTAATCCTTTTGAGATAGCTTCGGCATAAGTCTCTTTTACGTAGTTGATAATAAATTGCTGTTTAGCATTCCACCATGCCTGAAGTTCAATATTGCTTGTCTCGATAGAATTCTGTCTATTCTTAGTATCTTGAAGACGAGCATCACGAAGGACGAAGTCTAGATCTTGTGTTGGGTCAGCATAACGCTGAGAGAATTCTTGAAAAGAGAAAGAGCGATGACGTAACATCTGGCGAGCAATGTCTCGAGTCGTTGTAACTTCAAGACATGCGGACACCATTTCAAGTGGTGACCAATGTTTATTCTTAATTAAATAACGGATAAGTTTATCCGCTGTATCCATATTCATTTGATTGGATGGGTTGCTGACACGTGCACAAAATGCCACAAGTTCCTGCACATCCATTAGTCCTTCTTCATACATCTCACGAGAAGGTTTACTGTAACTAATTAGCTTAACATTCATATTATACCTCAACATTTCTTCCATGTCGCAAAGTGCATTTGCGCTTCTAAACCACTATATGAGTTTGTATTTATTAAATTTACAACCTCTTCGATTGTCTTTCCAGACATTACCATTTCATTGATATCCTTTTGTTCTACCGTCTCAGGCATCATACACACACGATAACCAGCGGTGATGTATTTATTCAATTGTTTACAGATGTCTTTGTTGCGTGGCTCATTATCCATAACAACAGTACAATTTGTTTTGATTTTCTGAATAGTATCGATATCAAAACTTGCACCTGCCACTGCGATACAGTTGGGTAGGAACAACGAATCTACTTGACCCTCAACAACGTAGATATGCTTGGAGAAGTCAACTCTTTCAAGACCATAAACCTTTTCTGCATCTTCGTCTAACTTGATGGTGTAATACTTAGGTTCTTCTGGACCAAAGGATCGACCACTGAACGCAAATACTTTACCATGTGTATTGAAGAATGGAAAGATCAAGCGAGGATGATCATCATTCTCATTGGTAAACTTAAAGTGCACACTGTTTGTCCACTTCTTAAACTTCATACAGAAGTACATCAGCTGTAGTTTGTCCTTGGGGATTTTGCGATCGAGAACATACTTAACTGCAGGATGGTCTTCAGGAAGTTTGTCAAGACGTTTTAAGTCTTGCAGTACTGAGTCTTCAAGCACCACCTCTGGCTTACGTTCTTCTTTGAACATTGGTGTTACGTCCTTGTGTGAGTTGTACCTCACAGTGCCAGATTTGTATCTTTCGATTACGTACTCGTCGTACAGGGTTTGATCAACAAACTTGATGAAGTTACCGATGTTCGTTCCGTACCCGCAGTTGTGGCACATCACAAACAGGTCTGACTTCTTTCGATAGATGAAGCCACGTGCCTTTAGTTTGTTGGACGAACTATCACCGCAGACTGGGCAGGAATAGTTCCACAGATAGTCTTTCTTCTGCTTGAAGTTACGCAAGCGAGGAGCAAGCATATTTGCATACTTGGTATCAATGTATAACATAATTATAGTCTAAACGAAAAAAGGGATAGAGTAATTATACCCTATCCCTTACTAAAAAGCAAGCCTTGCAGTTTAGCTTACAAACTTTGCAAAAAAGTCTAGATGACCTATTAAGTAACCAATAACAATCGCACCACCAACAATCATCCACTTCCAACGTTCCAAAAGATCAATCCTGCCAGCAAGGCTGTCAATCTTCCTTCCCATTTCAGCATGTTGGTCTTCGTCATTTCTAGCCAAGTCATCAATCTTTTTATCAATGTGATCAGTGATCTCACGATTACCAGTAGTAATGCGGGAGTGTAGTTCTTTGATGTCTTGTTTCACAGCAGCAACATCTTCTTTAATGCCTTCTACTTGTGCTTCCAATTTGGCTATTCTTTCTTGCGGTAATATTTCCATGAGTATACTCTTATTTATTGTAAATGGATTGTTGCAATTTAATCCATTCTTGCAGTGATTTTAATTGCTCTGCGTTTTGGTGGCATATACTATAATTACCAACTACTGTTTCGGTGACGGTAGAGAGTTTAGTGGCTGAGGTTCCTTCATCAGCGAGTCTGGCGGTGTCGGGAACTTCATTTTTACTGGCACTGTCGTGGAGCACGACGAAAGCATTAGGGATAGGGCACTTAGCATCAGACTCTTTAGTAATATACTTTGGTACTTCTTTAATGATAACATCACCCTTCTCCTTAACTATTTGTATTTTCGTCACATACTTGGTGACAACTTTGGTTGTGGCTTCAGCGGAAGCAGTTTCTTTCTGAGCCATTTCAAGTTTAGCTTCAGCAACCTTTGCTTCCCATTTTTCTTGATTGGAGATACCACCTTCCATGTAAACACCAAACACTAGTATAATGATTGATGCAACTTGAATCGGTACTCTATACATCGACACAAATGGGATAAACTTTAGCACCAAAGATGTAATTAATCCACCTATACCTACTAAGACAATTAGGTGGAAGATCCAGAAAGGTAGAAAGTCAAGTATCCACATTACTGTTCCTTAAAGTTAACAGCAGTAGTTATTAACTTTTTACGACGCATGGCGTCTTTAGGTTTAATGGTAGGCTCATCAGTTGATACTGCAGCACCTGTAGCATTGGCTGCGACTTCTTCCATAAACTTTTTTACAACTATCTCTTCTTCAACTAGAGTTACGTCTTGTCTATCTACGATGTCTAAAATTTCTTTAAATCGTTCTTCAAGTCTACTCTCAGTGATAACTACTTTAGATTTTGAATATGATTCCTTGATAAGAAAGAACGCAGCAATCATATTCTTGGTGCGGGTTTCGCCACCTGGTAGTTTGTTAATAATGCGCTTCATATTGAACACTAATCTGTGTAGATAAGTGAATGCGCTTTTCTCTGCAGTGGTTCTTAATGACGATGCTTTCTTAAGCACTTTACCCTTTTCGTCAATGATACCTTGCTTGTAAGCATCTGTCTTGTCAAATGGTGTGACAATCATAGACAGAATCTTATAAGCAATTAGGTTACTGACAATAATAGGTGTTGACATTAAATCTTCCTTAGTACCGATATCAATTTCTCATCGAGTATGATATCGCTAACTTGTAATTCGGTATCAGGGATTTGTTCTGGCATACGGTTAAGGTAAACCAAAATCGTAACCAGAACATCCCAATATTTTTCTTCTATCTTATAGAACAGCATACGAGTTGCAGCTGCTCCAAAGACATTATAAAGAACGATAATGTGATTCAGTATCAATCTCTCTCGAAGATCACCGTTTACTCTGTATCGGGTGATTAACTTCTTAAGATAGAGAAACTTCTTGAGGTCTTCTTCAAACTCCTGTAAGCTATGACACTGCGGATTGTCATAGTGCTGCATAGCATACAGGTTGAAGTTCTCCTCGTCACTCAGCGTCTGGTTTTGCGTCACCGTCAGCTGCTCCATCTTCATCCTTCAGTAATCTCTCACATTGCTGAATCGCACCGTTATACAGATTGATTTCAGCTTCAGCTTGTGCAATTGCATTACGCAGTTGCTGTAGACGCTCACGCTTTTCTACAATGGCTTTTTGATATGTTTCAAGATCATTTTGAATTTTCTCTGTCAAAGACATAATATGCTCCACTAATAATTAAGATTAAGATGTACCGTTAATTGTTGAACGACCGTTGGTTGAAATAACAAACCACCTACCGCTCTTGAACATTAGAGTAGCAGCGTCGCCAACGTTGGTGAAAGTTACGCTAGTGTATCCACCACGAGTAGTTGGTGCTAAAGTTGCGGTATAAGTAGATGCCTTAACTGCTAGAACAACATGCTTAATTTGACCGTCAGTACCGTTAGCCAAAGCAATGTTGGTCATGCTACCGTTAGTAGTATCCAACAAAGAAACTGCTTTGTCAGTGGCCAATGTCAATCCTGAACCAGAACCGTTTAGAGTTTCTGTGGATTGTAGAGATAGATAACCACCAGTGATCATCAAGTTACCATTAACATCCAACTTAGCGTTAGCTGCGATAGTAGCTGTGTTAATACCAACTGCGTTTGCAGAAACGTCAACAAAGAAGGAAGAGACGTCGGATCCGCCAGATGCCTTAACTGTGAAGTCGTTTGCTGTAGAACCAGCTGAGTTAACAACGATTGGTGTATTTAAATTCTGTAGAAAGTTCTCTACAGTAAGTTTCTTGTTTGTACCACCTTGAACGATGTTAAACAAGTCTGCCGATGCAGCGGAGGTCGCTGCTGTTAATTCCGAGATTTTCTGATCTGCCATTTTAATTCTCCTATTCGATAATAATGGGCTTTAAAGTTAGGACGCTTTGTTACAAACGTCCCACACATCTAGGTTCATAATATAAATTTCAATTGCTAGTTATTTAGCTAACAAAAGTTAGTGTTGCTACGTCAGAAGTAACTTCTGAAGCACCACCTGCTGAGGTAACCTTAACACGATACTGGTCACCATTGTTTGCAACCAATTGACCAGTCAACGCTAGAGAAGCGGAAGTTGCAGCAGATACGTTAGTGAAACGAGTTGTACCAACTGCTTTCTTCTGCCATTGATATGCCAATGTACCACCGCCAGCTGTTACAGTAGCTGTTACGCTAAATGTAGCACCGCCAGAAGAAGTATTCTGGTTGGCTGGTTGTGTGCCGATAGTGATAGTGTAAGCTGCGTCAGCTGCTTTAGTATCATCAGCACGGTCGCCAGCTGCCACAGCAGTCTCAGACATCGGTACTAACAATTCAGTTTTGTAACGAGTTGTACCTGCTGAGTCGTTGTAAGTGCTATACAACCACCAACCTGCACCGTTTAGACCACGTGCTTTGTTAGCTGGTTGTTGTGCTTCGGTTACATCAACAAAGATGCATTTTGCTAGATCGTCAGTACCCAAGTGTTTTGGGCGACTTGCGTCTGCGTCTGTTTTTCCCCATAGTGCCATTTTAATTCTCCTTGAATTCTTATTTGTTATTTAGGTAGCTGATCCACGGTTCTTAGAACCAGCTGGGCGACCACGACCACGCTTTTCAGCTGGTGTATTGTCATCTGTTCCAGTACTTATTCCAGTATCTGGGTTATATTTGCGTGTAACGATAGTACGACCATTTTCACGCTTGATCTCATAACGACCTGAGGATACTTCAGACTTTTTAGATTTATAGTCAAATGCATTCTCTTCGATTTCTACTTCTTCGTTGGTATTCTTTGGTAGGTTTGCAGTTACTTTGAACTTGTGTAACTTGCCGTCGCCTAGTTCTTTGTGCGCTTTAATGTGCACTTCTTTACCATCGTTCTTCAATACTTTACCTTGCATTTTATCGCCAGTCTTACTAGCATAGAAGTCTACT